CCCACCTCTTTTTAAGAAGCATGTATTCATGTAATCTTCTACCCGCTCAAGTAAATATTGAAAAGGCGTAAAAGTAAATATTGAAAAAGTTGATGGCTCTTAGTGAGAAGAAGTTTTGGGGGAACCCAAATTAAATAAATTGACTGATTGATCTATTTATGATGACTTATGAACTTTCATCATGTATTGAAACTACCCGTATTTATATAGGCTCTTTATATATGATGAATTTTATGCACATTGGAATTCGAGATAATAATTATGAGCACAGAAACTACCGCAACTCATTTTAAGTTTCTGTGTTATTTCATTTCATTTTACAACTAAATTTACTTTTGGAAAATTTTATATGAAATATAACAAAATTAAATTAACATGTTTTAATATCCCATGAAACTGGAAATAATTATGACGAACCTGGCTTTTATTGAGTATGTTTTAGACGAATACATTTATGATCCACAACTTTGATTAGTGCGTTGGAAATGATTAAACTGATATTTGTTCTTTAAGTACTCACGTCGTGTGTTTCTGATAGGTATATCGTCGCAAGGAATTTAAGGCACTCCGCACAGTGAGATCCGAAAAATGTTTATTTTCGTGGACTGTGGCTGCGGCAATAGGAGGCTAGTCGTCATGAACTTGCTAATGAATGGAAATATTAGTCATTTACAAATGTGTGACTTTCACTGTTAGGTCTTGATAAAATTGTCAAGTTTGAAACCGAAACAGATATGGCATTCTACGGTACGACGTAAACTTTAAACCTATCAATATGATTTTATGGATTGTTTAAAGAAAAATTCAACGAACGGTATTGTCTCCTACCAAAAGACAACTCCATTGAACATCAAGATAACTCCTAATAGTTGCGAAAAGAAAGCTTTCTTAACTGAAGAAAATTTTGCTTTGCTAAAGACAGGAGTTGAAACTCAGGTTGACGATTTTGCACATTACCATTTTATAGGTGCACCATTCTCGGGTTTGTGGAAAAAGAAACAAACCTCTAATCAAAAACAAAAACAGCTCAAGAATAAGAAGATGAGGAACCTTTTACATCCAGCAATTCATATTAAGGTAAATGATGATGGTTGGGAGTGTGTACTCAATAGGGAACATGCTCTTGAAGAAGATAAAGTAGTTTTTGAATCCTTGGTGCAAGATATACAAAGGAAAAAGGTTAAATTACCATTGTATGAGCAGACGCGTGTGCATAGATCTGATCCTTATGATCCCAATCCCTCGATATTAGTTCTCGAAGAGGAAATGAACGTCGATATGGAAAATCACAGAGCAAGACAACAAGAGGCTCTACAACATAATAAAAATATGCATTCCGGAAATGGAAATATTGACCCAATTTGCGAGTTTAATCAATTTTTACAAGGAAAAAACATCCTTGAATATACCGAAACTGTAAAAGTAACCCAATATAATGAGAGACCGGGATGGGAAGTATTCTTGAGAGTTAAAGCGGGAAGTGTAACCTACATAGCAGTGGGTAAAGCATTAACAAAGAAAGAAGCAAAAAGAGAAGCGTGTGTATTTATTATGAACCAAGTGAGACCATTTGTTCCTTCTCTGTTGATAATAGGAGGAGTGGAACAAAACCCTGGTCCTCAAAATGAGAGTATCAACATAAAAAGAGATTCGAAGAGACATCAACCAAAAGAGCGAAATCGTATTGAACGATTGGCTAATACCCATCCAGAGATAGCAGAAAGACATATACGTATTGAGAAGGAAAAGCTTCGTAGAAAAATTGACAAGAAGCAGGAAATGCAGTTAATGAAGAAATTAGATGCACCTAGTGTACATGGATTTGGAATTCCTGTAAATACCACTATCACCTTTCCTCAATTTAATGATATTTTTACTAAACTTGTAAATACGATACCTTCGGAGTTAGTAAATAATATTCAATGGGTTGATGTAGGAATGGCTCTGTGGGAGTTGTTTCATCAATCAAGCTTCGCATCAAAATGGATGGCATGTAGAGTGTTGTACAGAGAATTTGGGATGGAGTCAATGACAGTTGGAGTATTTGGTGGTTTGGTATTTAAATTACTTAGTAAAATAGGATACCTAGATGGGCCATCTACACAAAGCGCAAAAGATGAATTACGTATTCATTATATTGAAGCTTCACCAATAGCTATAGTTGTTACATTAATATTGAGTATATTATTTAAGAATAAACCATCGGATGGGGTAATGAAAAATGCATTAAACGCTTGTAAGGAAATACCATCAACATCTACAGGGATTGAAATGGTGATGTCTGCAGCACAGAAAACAATAGACTTTGTAACAGGTTCATTCTCAGATGAAAATACTATAGAATATAAGGTTAATAAAATAACTAATAAAGTAAAAGAATTACTAACACCTCAAGGATTGCAATCAATAGCATTGGAAAAAGGTTCTTTTGAAACTATAGCACTTATGAAAATAGAATCAATGGAACTTATGAAATTTATTAGACCACATACTGCACTAGCTGTTCACTTTAATACAGTTTGTTATAATTTAAATACTCTATATAATAAAGCACAACTTCTTGCAAATTCAGGACATGGGTATAGGAAGAGACCAGTAGTTTTTCATCTATGGGGAAGCGCAGGAATTGGCAAGTCAAGATTAATAAATTATATTGCAGCTGACACTATCCCTACAATTCTTCAATTGGAGAATGAATCATACACGAAGAAGGAGAACGAAAAAGAGTTCAGAGAGAAAGTTGAAAATTATGAACAATTTGTATACTTTAGACCAGTAGGGTTAAAGTATCAGCAGAATTTTGATACAAACTTCTCCAAGATTTATGTTTGTGATGATGCAAACCAAGTGCATCCAGATTTTCAAGCAGGTGAATCAACTTATCCAATGGAATTGATTCATCTTAATAATAGTCACGATCACATGCTGAATGTAGCAGAAGTAGAAAATAAGAAAAATGCACTTTTTAAATCATCTCTTATAATAGCAACAGATAATATGAAGACACCAGATTTGTATTATTTAGGAAGTTCGGATGCGTATAACAGACGAATTGACTTTAGATACGAAGTGAGAATTAAGAAAGAATTTGGAAAAGAGCAAATCGTTGATGGTTCAAAGAAAATTTTTGTAGTTGACACAACAAAAATAGATGCGTCAAAAGAAAACACTCACATTTACGATTTTATGGGGAATGACAATGTTAAATATACATATGAACAAGTAATAAAGAAACTCAATGACAAATTGATAGAAATCGATACATGTCACTCAAATGATACTAAGTTATTTAGAGAGAGGGCTATTCGAAGCTTTGAAACAACTGTAAAGGTAGCACCAGAGAATAATACAACCTTGATGAATAGTCTCACACGTGCGTTCAATGATGTAGAATTGAGAACACATGTAGGTATTGAAGTAATCCCACAAGATACAAGATTTTTCCCCACTTTTGATTATGTCCGTCCAGGTAAATATAAACAAAAATGGAACACATTTAAAACATTCCTCTTTGCGTGTCTTTTAAGATGTGTAACAATTCATACTTTAAATAGATGGAGTGAAAAATTAAATTTCTGGAAACAAAAAGCCAAAGATAATAGAAAAACCATGCTATTGACTGCTGGAATTTTCTCCATATTACTTGGTGGATATTACCTATATAAAGTAACAAGACCAAAAAGACCATCGAAGCGCAGCGCAAAGACTCAAGCAGATAAGAGTGAGAAAAGAAAAACCGATAGTAGTGAGAGTGAAAATGAAGAAGAAGCCAATGGGGAAGGAAAATATGATGCTGGTGATGCACGAAAGTCAGCACCAAAAAATAAGAAACCAGGAAAAGGCGCAATTAAGTCCGTTCCTCTACATTCTAATAGTGATGCTATAGTCCAACGGATAGATGATGTAGACGCATATTTAAGAACTCCAGAAGTACATGTATCATGTCCGAGAGCATTTATGATGATAAAAATTTTGTGTTCTAATTGTTATTATATTTTCTTTGAGAGTATAAGAGATGGAAAGAAAACAGTTGCAGGTCTGAGAGGCTTCTTTTTAAAACAAGGAATATTTATTACGAACCGTCATTTGTTACCAGATAATGAAGTAGAATTCAAGACAGGTAAATTCCATTTGTATAATTTGTTCCAAACATATAATGATATACCAGTCAGTAAAGTCAAAATAAATACATTTGCACATGAAAGTGAAGAAGGAGACTTATTTTACGATCTCATCTGGATTGATTTTGGAAACAAAAACGTAAAATCACATATTGACGTTACGACATTTGGTAAAGATGAATTAAATTTTGTTAGAGAGTGTGATTTATCAACTCTTGAGGGAACAAAAATTGAAGTGTTCACGCTTTCGGTAGCAGCAGAGTTTGCGGAAAATGAACATAGAGAAGCAATAACAACAGGAAATGCAAAATGGTACGCAGAAGTTCAACACACAAGAATAACACAAATGTCACAAGAAGCAATGACATGCAAAGGAAGAGATGGTGAGGATTTGTACACGTGGAAGACGATGGAGTATCCTATGCAAAGTGCACCAGGTTATTGTGGGAGTGTTGTTGTCATCAACGACCAATCTGCTCATCCAGGGAAAATTTTGGGTATACATATGGCTGGTTATATGTGTATGGATAAAAGCTTTGGTCAAATTATCACAGCTGAAATGATTAAAACAATTGACCTTGGAGTACATGTTTCTTTAAAGAGATCATCTGGACATTATAACACGGTAATGCGTGCTGATCAATTCACTTTCTTAAGAACAGTGCCACATACCTTAAGATCACCTACAAAGACAAAATTGAGACCCTCTATTTTTCACAATTTAATTTTCCCCACACAGAAAGCACCTGCGAGAATGGGATTTGCACCAGATGGAGAACATGTAATGGCAAAAGCAATGAAGAAATATTTAACCCCACATTGTACTCTGGACGAGCAACAAGAGTGTATTGCATCTTCAGTATTTAGAGTAAATTTCAAGCCGCATCGTAGAATTAGAGAATTGACACGAGAAGAAGCAATCAAAGGAATCGAAGGAAATGAGTTTATTAGGGGAATAAACAGGAAATCATCACCAGGTTACCCTTTAAATGCTGAAACGAAGAAACCAGGGAAACAAGAATATTTAGGAAAAGATGATGAGTGGATTATAAATCATCCAAGAGTGTGTGAACTAATAGAGGAGTTCCTAAATGCAGTATCCAAGAATGAGAGACCCCAAATAGCATTTATTTCTACAATAAAGGATGAGCTATTAAAGTTATCAAAAGTTGAAATATGGAAATCTAGATGTTTTGCAGCAGCACCATTACAATATACTATAATTTTTAGAGAGAAATATCTTGACTTCTTGTCTACAGTGATGGAGAACAGAATACGCAACATGTCTTTGGTGGGTGTAAATATGTATTCTGATGATGTGGATTATATCGTTAAAGAAATGACAAAAGTAGCTACTCCAAATTCAAAACAATTCTTGGCTGGAGATTTTACAAATTTCGATGGAACATTAAATTTAAATTTGTTATGGGAGATTTATAGATTTATAGAGAGTATGTATAAGAGAGAAGATCCTGTATGTAAAGCATTATG